CCTTTCCTACATGCCCTTGTACATTTATATATTACATATGATTCATTGTCAGATGATACTGACGCTTACATATATTCCCGTGATTACTTTGATGCCTTTGGGGCACTTCTTGTTTTGTGTAGTAAATCACCCGTGCCCGCTTACCGCGTGTACCCAAAAGAAGTTTCGCAACTTCAAAATTCGCTTTTAAGCGACCATACTCCATGCTCTCAAGAGGTGGAGAATGCAACATATGTTGATGAAGTAGCTGGATATGTCAATTCTGTAGATGATATCTATGATTCCGTTCGCACTTCAGCAACAGCAACTGATGTACCTTTGGCCTCCTTTCTATCGAGGCCAGTCAAAATTGCTGAATTTGTTTGGTCCATCAACACTCCCGTTACCGGACTTATATATCCATGGGAGCTTTTCTTTGGCAATTCTCGTGTATCCAATCGTTTGAATAATTTCCGCCTTTTACAGGCCAAATTACACGTTAAATTTGTCATCAATGGTACACCATTTCATTTTGGTCGCCTAATAACCTCGTATTATCCTATGCAAGATTATGATGATTCAATTGTTGTGACATTTAACGATTCTGATCTTGTTTTGCACTCCCAAAGAATGCATTTATTGCTCAACCCTTCTGAAAATGAGGGTGGAGAGTTGGTTTTGCCTATGTTCTGGTGGAGGAACACTATTTGCACAACCAATGAAGCAGCTATCACTAGTGACTTCAAAAAGATGGGTGCTATTCTTCTCCAAGTAATGAACCCACTCTTACATGCTAACGGTGGTACAGACCCCGTTGGTGTTTCGGTTTTTGCTTGGGCTGAGGATGTTCGTATGGATGTTCCTACTCAGTATCCAATGAGTGGTCTAATTCCTCAGGCCAAAGAAACTAAAAACAAATCAGGTTCTGACGAGTATGCTAAAGGTCCCGTCTCTGGCGTTGCCAGTGCGATAGCCAATTTTGCAGGCAAACTCAAAACTATCCCGTACATAGGACCCTACGCCACCGCGACCCAAATAGGTATGCAAGCTGCTGGGAAAATAGCCGCTCTTTTTGGTTATTCCCGGCCTACAATGCTAGAATATCAACAGTTTAGACCTGTACCCAAAGGCAATATGGCAATTGTAAATCTTCATGATGATACAACCAAAATGTCTATGGATGCTAAGCAGGAAATAACCATTGATCCTCGCGTCTTTGGTGGCACGGCTGGTGGCGATGAAATGGAAATCCTTAAGATTGCTCAAGTGGAGAGTTACCTTACACAATTCCCCTGGAACAATGGAACTGCGCAAGAAGCTCGACTATTTACCTGTATGGTTGACCCGAGTTTAGGTGTTCTTTCATCTGTACCTAGTGGTTTCATTGCCATGCCTGCTATAACTTTTGCTAGTACACCTTTTAAGTATTGGCGTGGAAGTATAAAATTTCGCTTCCAAGTAGTTTGTAGTAGGTATCACAAAGGCCGTCTTAAGATTGTCTATGACCCAGTTGGATCTCCATTAACAGCTGAGTACAACACTGCTTTTACAACAATTGTCGATATATCTGATACAACTGATTTCGAGGTTGTTTGCGGCTGGGGCCAAGCAAATACTTATAGAGAAGTTCACCCTCTCGCTTTGTATAATCCGCCTTTCGCTGCCGGTGGTCAACCTTTCTTCTATGATTCTGACTCCGATTCTTTTGGTAATGGAGCCATCTCTGTGTACTGTGTTAATGATATCACAAGTCCAGCTGCAGATACAAATGTTTCTGTGAATGTTTACGTTTCTGCGGGAGATGACTTCGAAGTTGCTGTTCCTGACAACACGTATGTTTCCCGTTTACGTCTGCAAAATGACGTTACAGTGGATCCTTATGTTGTCGCAGCTGCAAGACTTCCAGCTATTGAAGAAGTCGAACCTATGAAGCCACAGTCTTCTGAGACAAGCACACCTGCTACAAGCGAGGTTACTGACCCCACGACTGCTCCTGTTGTCCAGACTGATAGTAATATCATTCCAACAACAGACGCTGCCAATTTGGTACATTTTGGGGAGTCTGTTCGTTCCTTGAGACAAATCATTAAAAGATATTGTCTCCATGAACAAATTCCTTTAAGTACTGATTTGTTCCCCACTTTCAACCAATATCAAAGGTCTGCTTTACCCTTTGTACCTGGTTACACATCTAGTGGTGATCAAAGTTCTATACAAGTACCCCTTGGCGTTACCATTCCAGCTGGCACTGCCGGCTATGCCTATGGTAACATGACTTTCCTTCGTTATGTTACTCTTGGGTTTGCTGGATGGAGAGGTGGTGTTCGTTACACCATTGACCTATCTAATGCTCCATGTTGCACTTTAGGAGGTGTAAGGGCCACAAGGTATACTTCTTGCATACCTGAAAATATTACTGATCAAAAATTAGCTCAGTCCACACCGAACGGTCGAGCCCAGACTGTTCGCAACAACAAACAAAGCACAGGAGGTGAAGGCATCGTTTTAGCCTCTCCTCGTGTCAACCCTGTTATCTC